CGAGGGCTCGCTGATCCCGACGATGTCGACCCGCGCGAACGCGCAGATCACCATGGCGAGCTCGGCCCCGCACGAGGCCAGCGAGATGCAGCGCCAGGTCATGCGACGTGGGAGGCTGGCGGCGCTCGGCATGGCCGAGGAGCCCCGCCTGCTCTACGCCGAATGGTCGCCGATGCGGCTGTCCGGCACGACCCTGACCGGCAAACCGAAGTTCGCGCCGCCGCCGTGCAGCACGAAGTCGTGCGATCATCAGCCCGGCGCTCAGGGCTGCATCGCTGACGACCGCGAGATCATCAAGCTGAGCAACCCGAGCGTGGGCCGCTCCAAGGCTCCCGCGATCGGCTGGGACTACATCGCCGACGAGCGCCGCAAGCTGCAGGGCGACGCGCTGAGCGAGTACCTCAAGGAGCGTCTGTCGATCGGCGTCGAGGCGTCCGACGCTGAGGCCATGACGATCTTCGGCCCCGCCGAGGTGTGGTCGAGCTCGAGCACGGACCGGGTGCCTGACGGCGTCGGCGGCCTCGGCGTCGCGATGACCGCCGATCGCTCCTGGATCGGGATCGTTGGCGCGTCGATGGTCGAGATGGAGCACCCCAGCGACCCGGAGGCCGAGCCGCTCGACCGGATCATCGTCGCGCCCCTGTTGCACACCACGGACGTCGCCGCGGCGCTGGCCGAGCTCAAGCGCGTGCAGGACCTGTACGACTGCGCCGTCATCTACGACGAGCGCGGCCCGTTCAGCTCGCTGGAAGAAGACGGCATCGACGAGGCGGACATCGCCACCGAGCCGGCCACCTTGACCGAGTACGCCACCGCGTCGGCCCGCTTCTACGACCTCGTCGTGAAGCACCGCACCCTGCTGCACCTCGAGAACGAGGAGCTGGACGAGCAGGTACGCCTCGCTGACTGGCGCTGGGTCAGCGACAACCGCATCATCGGCCGCCGTGCTGGCCACGAGTCCGTCAACACGACGCTCGTCGAGGCGGCGATCTTCGCTGTCCGCGCTGCCGCCATGGCCGGCACCTTCAATATCAACTGACGGGAGCACGACAATGCAGGCAGGTATCGCTCAGATCGTCGGACTGTTCCTGGTCGTGGCCGGCTGCGCAGGATTCGTCGGCGCTGCGGCGTTGGTCAGCGTGGCGCTGGCAGTCGCGGTGGCCGCGGCGTTCCTGTTGCTGGGCGGCATGCTGGTCGTGTACGTGGCAGTCACGGTCGAGCGCGCCCAGGCTGCCGCCGCGAAGGCTGCCGCCGCGGCAGGCGCCCGCGCATGACACCTCTCGCCCAGCTGCTCGACGCCCGAGCTGCGAACGAAGCGGAGAATCCTGCGGTTCCGCTCACCAGCCAGACGCTCATGAGCCTGTTCGGCGGGGAGTCGACGCCCGCAGGGGTGAACGTCACCGTCGAGAAGGCGATGGGTCTGCCGTCGATGTGGCGCGCCGTCACCCTCAAGGCCGGTGTCGAGGCGTCGCTGCCGTTCAAGCCGTACACGAGCCGAGCTATCGAGGCCGCTCCTACGAGCAGCCAGTGGCAGATCATGAATGATCCTCACCCGGACATGACCCGCTTCGAGTTCTGGCAGCTGATGCACACTCACCGGATCGCGTGGGGCAACTGCTTCGCGCTGAAGCTGCGGAACCGCGGTGGACAGGTCGCCGAGCTGTGGCCGATCCACCCCGCGCGGGTACAGGTCGGGCGTAACCGACTGACCCTGGAGAAGTTCTATCTCGTCGACGGCGAAGACCTGTACTACGACGACGTCATGCTGCACATCCCCGGCCCCGGCTACGACGGGATCTGCGGCGTGTCGCCCATCCGGGCGGCGCGCTCCGGCATCGGTCTGGCCGTCGCGGCAGAGGAGTTCGGCGGCAAGTTCTTCGGATCGGGATCACTCGCGACCGGGATCCTGCAGACCGAGCAGCGCCTCACCGACACCCAGGCCGAGAAGCTCTCGGCTCGCTGGGAGACCAAGCGCAGCGGGATGCAGAGCGCGCACAAGACGATCGTGCTGGACAAGGGCGCCAAGTTCGAGCAGCTCACGATCCCCCCGGAGGACGCCCAATTCCTGGAGACCCGGCAGTTCCAGACGACCGAGTTCTGCCGGCTCATCGGCATCCCACCATTCCTGATGTTCGACACCGAGAAGTCGACCAGCTGGGGCACCGGCCTGGAGCAGCAGGCGATCGGGTGGGTCGTGTACGACCTCGCCCGCGACCTGGTGGCTGTCGAGCAGCGAGTCGACAAGCACCTGCTGAAGCCGATGGACGTCCGCGCCGCAGCCGAGGGACGACCGGTCACGTACAGCAAGCACGCCGTGCAGGGCCTCCTGCGGGGCGACTCGAAGGCTCGTGCCGAGTTCTACAACGCCCTGTACCGCCTCGGTGCTCTGTCCACCAACGACATCCTCGCGCTCGAGGACATGGAGCAGATCGGCACCGAGGGCGACGAGCGATTCCGCACCGCCGACCTGATCCCACTCGGGCAGCCCTACGAGCCCGCCGACACGTCCGGGAGGACCGCATGAAGACGCACGCCGCCAAGACCGACACGTTCCGCTTCCGCGCGCGGCTGCCTCACGACGGCGAGGGCAAGCGGCCTCACGCAGAGGTCGCAACCCGCACCGAGGGCACCGTGGCGCGGATCCACCTGTACGACGTCATCGACTCGTGGGGCGGGTACTGGGGCATCTCGGCCGAGGAGTTCGTCGAGGCCCTCGACACCATCGACGACGCGGTCACCGAGCTGCGCGTCCACATCAACTCGCCGGGCGGTGAGGTCTACGAGGCCATCGCGATCGCGAACGCGCTGCGCAACCACCCTGCCCGCACCGTCGCGGTCGTCGACGGCCTCGCCGCGTCCGCCGCGTCGTACATCGCTGCGACTGCCGACGAGCTCGTCATGGGCGACGACACCGAGCTGATGATCCACGACCCGTGGGCTGTGGCCGTCGGCGACGCAGCCGGCTTCCGCGAGTTCGCGACCCATCTCGACCGGATCGGCAACAACCTCGCCACGGCCTACGCCCGCAAGGCCGGCGGCACCACCGAGGAGTGGCGGGCGGTCATGGTCGCCGAGCAGTGGTACTCCGCGCAGGAGACCGTCGACGCCGGACTGGCTGACCGTGTCGGGTCGATCGAGACCGAGGGCGACGTCGCCCAGGTCGATTCGGACGAGACCGAAGACGAGGACGAGCTGGTGACCGCGGCGCTGATCGCCGCCGGCGCAAAGGCCACAAGCCGCGCCGACGCCCAGCAGCCGAGCGCACCGTCAGCCGTAGCGGACTCCGCGGACGACCGCTCCGTGCGGCTCGCCGAGCGGCGCAGCAAGCGCCTCGCGCAGCGCGAGCGCTGACCCCACCCCACAAGCAACCCGCCGGGACTGGCCCGCCGGGTAGTTGCCCCTGCCCAGGGGCCGATCATGAAGGAGACCAGCATGGCGAACGCCTTGCAGGACAAGATCGACGCGAGGGCCTCTCTCTGGGAGCAGATGAAGGCCTGTGACCTCAGCAACGCCGAGGACGCGACGAAGTACGACCGCCTCGAGGCGGAGTACGACAAGGTCGACACCGAGATCGAGCGGGAGGAGCGCCGCGACGCGCTCAACGCGCGCAACTCGGTCGTCGATCGCAGCGGCGCCGGCGACCCCCGCGACGGCGACCCGAAGGCCGCGGACGAGCAGTTCGGCGAGGGCTACACCGACGCGTTCAACACGTGGATGCGCCGGGGTGAGCGCGCTCTCGACCACGCCCAGACCAGCGTGCTGCAGCGCGGATGGCAGGACGCCCCGCAGGCGGCTGCGGGCGTGGGCACCGGCGCGGCCGGCGGCTACACGGTGCCCCCGGCGTTCCGCCAGAAGATCATCGAGCGGATCAGCATGGTCGCCTCGATGCGTCAACTGGCCGAGGTCATCACGACGGACACGGGCGCGAACCTGCCCTGGCCCACCGTCGACGAGACCGGCGTCGAGGGCGCGATCATCGGCGAGAACACGGCCGTGTCCGAGCAGGACGTGACGTACGGGCAGAACTCGCTCGACGCGTACATGTACACGTCCAAGATCGTCCGCGCGTCGCTCCAGCTCCTGCAGGACAACGGGTTCGGGTTCGAGGCGTGGCTGGCCAAGGCCCTCGGCGCGCGCATCGGCCGCATCCAGAACCGCCACTTCACCGTGGGTACCGGCACTGGACAGCCCGACGGACTGTTCACCTCGGCGTCCGTCGGCAAGGTCGCGGCCGCGGTCGCCGCGGTGACGTACGACGAGCTCGTGGACCTGACCGAGTCGATCGACCCGGCGTACCTCGAGGGTGGCGAGCTCCGGTTCATCATGTCCCAGACCACGCGGGGCATGGTCCGCAAGCTCAAGGACGGCCAGAACCGGCCGCTCTGGGAACCGTCGCTGCAGGCCGGCGCGCCGAGCACGCTCATGGGCTACGGGGTCACGCTCAACAACTACGTGCCCGTGCCCGCGACCGGCGCCAAGTCGGTCGGCTTCGGCGATGTCCGCGAGGCCTACGTCGTGCGCGACACGTCGGACTTCGCGCTCATGCGCCTCACGGAGCGCTACGCCGAGTACCTGCAGGTCGGGTTCCTCGGCTTCCAGCGCTCGGACGGGACGCTGCAGAACAGCGCCGCGTTCAAGGTCCTGCAGCAGGCCTGAGCCCACGTCCTCGGCCGGTACCTCTCGGGGGCCGGCCGAGGTCTCCCGCACGTCCAGCGTCACCCCGAGCCCACGGAAGGGGCACAGCATGACCGATTCAGCCAAGACCGAGAAGGCGAACACCGCCGTCCCGCTCGACAACGTCCACGACCGCATCCAGATGGCGTCGGTGAAGGCCGACGGCACGCTCGACCAGGTCAGCCCGATCTTCGTCGGCGACAAGGACGCGACCCTCGCTGCCACCAAGGAGCAGTTCGTGCAGCAGGCCGTGTCGGCCGCGGACGCCAGCAACGCCGGCGCAGGCGGCACGACCGTCGAGGACGCGAAGCAGGACCCGACGATCGCGGCGGCCCAGGCCGAGCACGAGAAGGTCGCCGCCGCAGCGGAGAAGGCCGCCGAGAAGGTCGTCAACGACCTCCACCAGGGCTGATCCGTGGCCGCCCTGCTGACCCTGCCCGAGGCCCGGGACACGCTCAAGGTCCGGGACAGCGGAGATGACACGCTCATCGCCGCCCTGGTCGACGGCGTCACCGCGGTCATCGAGCACGAGGTCGGGGCGGTCACCCCTCGTGAGGTCGTACTGGACATCCGGGAGTGCGGCCGCGAGGTCGCGCTCCCGGAGTCCAACGTCCTGGCGATCGTGTCGGCGTCGAACAGCGTTGGCGACCTTCCCGTGACCGGCATGACGATCGACTCGTCGGGGATCCTGCGCGGCGCGGCGGGGCTGCCTCGAGGCTTCTGGCAGCTCCGGCTGCAGGTGGGCATGGATCCCGTGCCGCCTGCGATCAAGGCCGCTGCCCGTGAGGTCCTGAAAGAGGCCTGGGCTATTCGGCTTGGCCCCGACACCGAGGCGCACAAGCGCCCGTTCCTGATCTCGTACCGGACGATGGTCTGGCTCGAGCCGTACCGCACCGGACCGGGGTTCAGCTGATGGCATCCACCGCGATCGACGCGACGCTCCAGGCGCTGCTGGACCTCTGGCGGGCCACCGTGCAGGGCAACACTCCCAAGGTCGAGGTGTTCGACGCCGAGGACGACTGGGCGGCACACCTGACGACCTCGA